GAAGGAAAACTCCCTCAATAAACATTTTCTTTGCAGCACCTTTACCTTCAGTGATGAACTTAACCTGTGATACTTCTTCTGTGATGAGTTTCATTTTAGTTTGTGAACGCTACTTTATTTGCTTTAATAGCTGCTGAAGTCCAAATGACATCAGTACTTGTTTTTTGTAAAAATTCTACAGATGATCCTGGCATCGTAAAGAAATTTGTAGTTGCGGCTCCAACCGAAGTGTTTATTCCAATAGTAACAATACCTGCTTGATTATTAAATAATCGAACACAGGTTGCATCACTAATGCTATTAGCAGTTCCTACAGTAGTTGGGGTATTTACTTCGGTTGTAATAATCTTAGTGATTTCCATTATTCTTGATCCTCGTATGATGGTTCATTACCAAACATAGATGTAGCAACTAAAGGACGAGCAACATCAATTCTTTCTGCTGCCTTGGCAAACAGAACGTCTTTAATTTTGTCACTAATCTCCGATGCTGACGAATCAGTAGCAATCAAATCGATAAGTTCTTCCATAAAATTTTAATATATGTCTATTCTTTATTTATATCTTACCACCTTTAGGTTCTGGAACCTGGGTTATTTGTGCTTGAGCATTCATATCTGGTTCCTGTGGAACATCCCCCATTAGTCCAGGATCACCACCTTCTTGAGGAACCGCACCTTCTGGTGGCAATGGTTCTCCAGTAATTGGATCTACTTGTGATGGGTCTGGAATAATACCTTTCTTAATTTCATCTTCAATTTGCTCATCAATCTCAATGATTTCTGAGTCAGTCTGACGAAGTATTTTCTTACGAACATATTCGGTAGAATAGTATTTGCCAATATAGGGTTCAATCGTAGCAAGAGTTGCCAAACGATCATTCATCAATTCTGATTCTTTGAGTTCGGCAAATTGATTGTCATACAAGAAGTCATATTGAATATGATCACTAATAGTTTCCCAATCTTCTGTTGATACGATGTTCTTGAGAATCAATTGCGTTCTCAACATATCATTAAACATATTTGCAAAACGCTTTCTTAAACGTCCAACAAACTTTGCAAACTTGAGTTCATCTCTTAAGATTTCTGATGAACGTCCCAAGTTAAATCCACCATCTGAAGCAATTCTGGATTCAGGAACACCTAGTGCTCTATAAAGTTTTTTCTGGAAATACTCAATATCGGCAAGTTCTCCAAGATTCTGACCACCAGGAAGAGTTGTGATTTCGGTTCCACGACCACCCTCTCTACGTGGTAACCAGAAGTCTTCCATCATAGACATAAACTTCTTATCATCACGAACTTCACCTGTAGATGCATCATATACAAGTTTATTTCTATAACGAGACATAACCTCTTTGAGGTATTGTTCTGCCTTTACTTTTGGAAGATTGCCAACGTCAATATAGAATATTCTACGTTCTGGAGCACGTGATAGTCTGTAAATTACAAGAGAATCCTCAATCATTCTCAGTTGATTGAGTGCTTTGATTGCCTTATGGAGATATGAAAGTACGGTGCCCTTATTTCTATCTACAAGACCTGAACTACAGTATGTTACAGAATCTTTAGCAATTTTTACTGCTCCTTTTTGACCACTACCACTAGCAATAATTCCAGTTGGAAAGTTTGGTGCTGGTGTATAGACAAAATACTCTTCTAATTCTGGTGAGAGAATCTTTGTATCATCTGCACCTGCTTTTATGTTAATATAATCTTGTGTATTTTTCTTTTTTTCTTGACGAATATATCGCATCTTCATTGGATCGATATATCTTAATTCTTTAATTCCTTCTTGTGGTTTTTTGGTGTCAATGACTTTTAGATAGTAAAGTCTTCCATCAATATACCAATTTCTAAAGATTTCGTGAGATTTCTTATCAAAATCTAAAATCTCTTTCAGATATTTAAATTCTTCTCTAATTGCTTTCTTTAACTTATCACTAGCATTTAGATTTGACAATTCAATCTCAATTGGTGAATCATATAAATCACTCACAATTGCCTCATTTACAACATCTTCAATGGCACCATCACACTCTGGATGAATTGCCATTTCACGATATCTTTTAATTAAATCGTGTTCTGTTCTATAAACACCTTCAATATCTACATATTGCCCATAAAATCCACTAGCAATATAATTATCAACCCCGTCCTCATTATTAGGAGGAACGGGGGATATTATAGAGGCAGATTTTTTTTCTGCATCTTCAATTGAAAAACCAAAAAGTCTTGCCATATTATAATTAAAGTTAGTCGGTTATTTAACTATTTAGTTGATATCCTCACCACCTGCTTGAGGAGAATTACCTCTTACTGCTTCCCACCAGAGAACTTGTAGTTCTACAGTGAAGTTTTCGATGTCTCCACCACTATCATACGACAGTTCAATAGCAGAAACTTGAGTTGGGAATACATCATAGAAATGATATGCTCTTAAAGTAGAACCATCACGATCTAATTGGTAAACAAATGCATCTGCCTGATAGTCTGCAGTGTTAGTGAGTCCAGTGTTATCAGATACTCTGTTGATTGTATTCATCCAGTTCTCGAAGGCAGAACGGATTGAGAAATCAGTATCGTTCATAACAGTAATGGTCCAACTATCAAAAGTTCTGTCTCCAGCAACTTTGAGAGTTCTTCCTCTAAAAGGAACATCAATCGCAGCAACGTTTGATGCTGGAAGATTTGCAGCCTTGACCAAGAATCGTGCCTTATCTAAAACTGTTGCATCTGGTGCAGCAGCATCTGGGAATGAAAGAACAACCTCAAAGAGGTTGGGTCTTGCACCACCACCAGTCAGCTTACTTTTGAAGTCAGTAATCTTCCTTAAAGGAGGTGGATTTAATTGTTGACGGGTTGCCATAGTTTTAAACCTCTAAGTTAATTAAACTGTACCGATTACTTCTTCAAAGGAAACACCAGTTCTGGTGGCAATGAAGGTAAGACCGATGAAATTGATAGAACGTGCTGGTTTGATGTAGATGTCAGCAACAAATTCGTTGTTGTCAATTACAGCAGCAGTGTTGTTTGTTTCATCACAAACAACCACATAATCATAAACTCCTCTCTTAGATTGAACATCACGGAGGAATGGTTCAACAATATTTACAAAGTTTGTTCTTGTAATCTCATCGTTGAATTCAAAAAGTTGGTCCTTAGCAGCAGCAGAGATAGCTTCTTCAAGGTAGATGAAGAGACGACGAACGTTAATTCTATCAAATGCCGATGCCTTACCATATCCAGTCTTATCACCAAACAAGATGATTCCTGCACCTGGTGAGAAGATAACTGGGTTGATTCTATTTGAATACAATTTGTCTCTTTGCACTTTACCAGGATTGTATGCTAGTTTTACTGCATTCAGGATAGTTCCTCTTGAAGTACCGGCAGGAGAGAACCATGGGAACTGATTGATGTCATTTCTTGCACAGGTTCCTGCAATGTCACCATTTAATGGAACATAACGGAAAGTGTCGTTAAATCTATCATACATGTACTTGTAACCACTATCAAATACTCCATAAGTTGTTGATGTGACTGGAGCATAGAAGCTCAACACATTATTAGTAATTTCATCGTCATTATTTACGGTAACAGTTCCTGAAGTAGGATCACTCAGGAATGCTCTTCTATATGGTGAAATAAATGCTACAGAGTCTTGTCTTGTCTCGGCAACTTGAATGCACTTATTGGCAAGTGCCTGAGCATCTTCTTTGGCATAATTTGCAGAACCCATTAAGATGAAACTAGTTTCGTAGTTTTCAGTATTTTCAAATATTGTATAACCACTGATAATATCATCAAGTCCTGAATATAGGGAACCAGCAGTTGTTAAACCACTTTGTCCACCATAATTTTTACCATTTGCAAGAGTATAAGTTGGAGCACCTGCTGCGGCAAAGATAATACCTTGTGCATTTTGATCCCAACCAGTACCTGTTGCTGGAGTAAATCCAGAACTAAACCCTGTTGTAGTAATTCCTACTGGTGCAGATCCACCGTAAATGTAGGAAGAATTTGTTTGGAGATATTTTCTCCAGTAAGAAGGACTTCCTACGGAGTATGACGCATCTTTTGCTTTAGAAAGTGAGAGATGCTTCTCAAGAATTGTTCCGGCATTGCCAGTAATTGTTCCTTTATCATCAATAAGAACCACATGAAGTTCATCAAATCTAGAACTTCTTGAATCCGCATATGCCGATGTTGATGGTCTATCTGCAATTGTATTCCAAGGAATTGATCCATTCGAAAGAACAATTGATTGCTGATCAAACCAATCAAGTGTTGATAATGCCGCAACGTCTGCAATTAATGTTGAAGCGCTATTACGGACTATTACATTTCCAGTTGTTCCAAATGTATATACACCACCTGGTTGATAATCTATTGCAGTCTCAGTTCCAGCTGCAGAAACGTGACTCAAAATCTTTGTTGAAATTTTTCCAGCGCCAATTTCTGTAATAATACCTTTAAAGTGTCCGCCCAAAATACTGGTTGTACCAGATCCTGCCAAAACAGTATTTGCAGGAACTGCCTGAGTAATTCCAAACCCAACATTAATTGAAGATGTATTAATTCCTAAAATTTGATCTGCCTTGGCATCAATAATTGCAACTTTAATATCATTTGCCCAAGAACCTGGGTTTTTAGCAGCAATTGTTACATTGGTGATGGTATTCTCATCATATCCAAGTTGATTATAATGTGTTTCACTTTTAATTTTGATACTCGAAGCAGTTCCGACAAAAGCATTCTTGAGACCAGCATCATCTGCTCTTGAAATCAACATTCCCCCACCATACGCCAAGTATGATGAAGCAACCATCCAATGCTCGTAGTGCTTATCTGTCGAATATGGTTGTCCGAAAGTGTTTAGAAGGTCATTTTCGTTTTCAATAACAGCAGGAGAATCAACAGGTCCTTTTGCGAAAGGTGCTACCAAAGCAGCAACACTATCCGAGGCTGGATTAACTCTACCAACTGTTAAATCAACTTCCCTTACTACAATTCCAGGAGATGCTAAATTTAGCGGCATCTTAAATCCCTCGCAATCCAAATTTATTCTACAAGTATTTATAAATTGCTACTATTACATATAATCCCACATATAAGAACGATCACCATATTCATCAGTGTACCATCTATCACCCGTTTCATCCACAAAACTAGTCATTTCGTCAATACCATCAGAGATGAAACCAAATGGAGCCATATCTTGGTCAATCTGATTCTTTTGCTCTTCATAAATTCTCTTACGAACATCATTATCCGTCATTTCCTTAAAGTAGTCCTGTGCCACTAACCAGGAGAAAATAACAAGGCACATTGCCAGGTCATCATTACAACCTTCCTCTGCCTCAAATGAATTACCTCTTTGAGAAAATGTTGTCAGTTCTGCAATAATATCATAATCACATACAAGCAATTTATCATCCTCTAATAATGTCTTTAAATTGGAGCATCCTAATTTTTTAACTGCGGCAGTTGTTCTAACTCCAAGTTGTGACTTCTTACCAGAGAAACCTGAACCCACAATCTGACCGGCACGACCTCTCATCGCACACATCAGCACATTATCATACTCAAGATCATATTGTAGAATACTTGCCACCTGATCTCCAATATCATTGACCTCGACTAACAACCAGGCATCATTATAACCCTTTGCCACCTGGTGAATGACACTTGGGAACATCATTGGTTTGATTTCATTATTTTTATACTTTGCTACAATCTTGTATGGAAAATTTGTAATATCAAAAACAATAAATGCAGAGTAATCATTACCAATTCCTCTTGCTACATCAACCGTAATTAGATAGTTATTCTCTTCTTTTGCTTCCTCATAAACATCTAATCCGGCATTTCTCTTAATCGGATCATCATATACAAGATTTCGTAATTTTGCCGGACTAATGAGAGTATTTACAGAACCTAAAAATTCGCACTCAAACTCAACCTTAAACTGCTGTTCACTAGTGTTTGCAATCGTCTGCTGCTTCCATTCTTCGTCTCTACCAGGCACTTCAGACCAATGGACATCTGTAGTCACATATGCGTTCTTGCCCTTCTCAGAGTCGTGCCACATACGGTAGAAGTGGTTCATACCACGGGGGGTAGAAACAATAATGACCTTTGTGCTTTGACCAGAAGAAATTGTAGGATAAACCGATGCAAAGAAGTCATCGGCAATATGATTTGGAATGAACGCAAATTCGTCCAAGAAGATGATGTTGTATGAACCACCACGAACGGCAGATGATGATGTGGAGTTGGATGATATTTTAGAACCATTCTCAAGTTCCAAAGAACCTTTGTTCCAGGATATCACACCCTGCTGCATCCACTTGGGTAAGTTCTCATAAGCAAGTTGTAATCTATTGAGAAGATCTCTTGCCGTAGATGCCTTGTTTGCCAGAATAGCAATATTTACATTATCGTTAAAGACTGCATAATGTAGTAGATATGAGACACAAGTAGTAGATTTACCTGTCTGACGAGGCATCTTACAAATATTAAATCTGTGCTCGTGGAAATTGCTAATTAACTTCTCTTGAAACGGATACATTCTAAAAGGCTGTAGTCCGTGGTCAAGAGTAACAATCTTAATATAATTTCTTGCAAAATATACGGGGTCTTCCTTACACTTTAAGAACTCATAGATTTGTTCTTCCGTAAACTCAATCTGGGTATTTGCCCTTTTCAGCAGAGGATTGCCGAGATAGATGTCATTATTGGGCATATTCATACCCCCTTTCTTTTCCCCAATTTTTCATTCTATAAGAAACTGCCTGGATTGTAATTCCTAAATCATCTGCGGCTTCTTGTTGTGAAATGTAAACTTTACCATTAATGGAAATTTTTTTACTATTTGGATGGTTTTCCCCTCCCTCATACTTGTGCCCAAAAGAACGACCTTTTAGTGCTTCACTCTTTTTTCTACAAGTTTCTTCACTATGTTTTCTACCAATATTTTTTTGAGATGCCTTATTCAAATTTTCCATAAACCAAGCATTATTGTGCCATCCATACTTATGTAGTTCTCTACTGCAAACATATAAATGCTCCGGTATGTCTTTGCCACCCTCACATCTTGGGGGGAAATGGTGGACATCCATACCTTTCATTTGTTCCCAAGTTAATCCCCAGTTTTTGCGAGCAATATTTCTCACAACTACTGGACTTAATCTTTCTTTTGGAACTTTAACAATTGCAGACACACTTTAATCCCAATCTAAAGGTATTTATACAAGATATGCATTATCACTCATAAAAATTACCTACTAATTTCTTCCCAGTCCATAGAAGCAACAACAGTATCACTACCACCATCAGAAGCAACCACAAGTGTAAGTTCATAAGGAGTTGAAGTTAATCCATTTCTTTCTAACTGAAACTTAAATAATGCTTCTTTCAGAATATCAACTTGACTTGCTGCTTGATTTGATGCGTTAAAAAATCCACTTGCTAGTAT